CTTGGGGTAAAGTACGGAAACTCCGCCCCTCCTGAATTGCGCATTTGCTCGTAAGTCTGGAAGCGCACATCTCGCCTGCCAGCCCGCATGGGGGCGTAGTTGGGCTTCTGCTCTTTCGGCAAACCGGGCATTTTGGGGGCAGTAGCGTCAGACACTGCACCAAGCACAGAAGCGCCAGCAGCGATGGGTAGGGCCTTACCCAACATACCTTTCTGCCCAAGAGAGGTAGCATCTGCAAACTTGGTAAGGAAGCCGGGGCGCTTTGGTGTAGCCGCAGGCATTGCAACATTAGAAGCTCCAAGTCCCGCAGCCTGCCCCAGCCCGGCACCGCCGAACGCTTCAAGCCCCGCCATGAGACCTTTGCTTAGGTCGCCGCTAATAGCGGCTTTGCCCGCACCTACACCAAGACCCACAGCCCACGTGGGGAGGCCAAACGCGGCACCGGCAACCCCAAGAATAGTTGGCAACAGCCGACCCAGCCAACCAGCTTCGGGCAGCCCAGTATGCGGATTGATAGTCAAAGAGCCACCAGATGCCATAGCCAGCCCTTGAAGACTGTTCACTTCCTCTGGTGTCATATGGACGAGCACCTTGTCCTCGCCACGCCCCATGCTCTGCAACTGTTTTGCGAGCGGGTTCCACGTAGTAGAAAGGCCGCCAAGAGCAGGGAGCCCACCCGTAGTACCCATCTGCTGCGGGCCTAGCACGGGAGGACTACCCAAGGTGGTATGGTTGCCGCCTACGGGAACATAAGGAGAGGGAGCTGCCTGCACATTCATAACCGATTCCCCAAGGCATCACACAGAAGTGATGGTTTCCCACGTTGTTCCGTTATACACTGAAAGCTTGTTTAGCGTAGTATCAAAAACCACCCAGCCAGCCTCTGCAGCAAGCGCCGTCTTCTGCGCGGTCGTCATGCGTTTTGTAGCTGCGATACCATGAAAAGTCTCGGCAGTATACTTCTCGGCATTGTTCGGTGTGCGGGAATCCAACTGCGAGAAGTAAGTCTCCAGCACGCGGATAACCTGGCGCATGTACTGCGCATCCCATTGCGCCGGCGGTGCGGGGAGTGGGGCAGCTCGGAAATTATCTAGGGCCATTGCTACCGCCTCGAATCTGGGCGCACATCTATGCGGGGCACACCCAACTGCCATTGAGTACCGAGTTTATCCGACATGATTTTCAGCGCCATTTGCCTTGCACGGGCTCTGATGAACACTTGGTTAGTATAACGTCCTACAGAAGTTTCAATAACTTGTTGCGTGTCGTTAGGGTCATTGCCAACCGAACCGCCCGGAAAATTGCGAGGGCGCACCTGAAGTGTAACCTCCGGCGACGCCCCTTCAGACCCCTCGAACTGGATATCGGGGATAATACGGCGAGTCAGCATGAACTGATCCCCATCCTCAAGATCGAAGTCAGAAGACTGGATAAAGCTCTCCATAGGGAGCCCATCAGCATCTACAGCGTTTTCATGAGTGTATAGAAACCCATCCCCTGTAGTTACATCGACACCTTCCACAGTTATTGTGGTGTTAGCAGCTTGAGGATGTGAGCGTAGCGGAGAGTCCAACCACGCAGTCCTCTCGATATAGCCATAATACCATATGCGCTCCAAGTGGTTATATACGACATAAGCATTGTTAAAGTTACTATCGGCAGTAGGGTAGAACCACCATATTTCGTTCCATTCTTCGTTTGTGCCACAGACGACTTGATCTGCCTGAGCAAGGTTCAAGTTCTTGAACACGTGGTTTCTAAGCGTGCAAGGGAGTGTCTCCACGCGGCCTGTATACACATAGAACTTATCTCTGCCCATCCAGTAAGTTATGTTGGCAGCGGTAGTTACTGCCCTAGGCGACATTATGGATATGTTGTCCGCGTATTCTTGCAGGCCAAATACGTCCAACGTCCCAAGAAACTGTAGCGCATAAAGCGCGGCGTCAGTCCAAACCAGAATTTCCTGTCTCGTGTTAAGCGCGCGGACGATCCGGGAACCACGAGACACCCGCAGATCACCAGCGGAGTTAGTCTGTGAAGGGGTCCAGTCACCCGGCGTGTCCTGGTCAGCCCATCGAATAAGCAGCGGATCGAAGTCGTCCGGGTTGGTAGAGCCGAATGGTACAGCGCCAAAAGCAATCAGGTGACGGTCCTGTTGCGACACCATCAGCTGCATGACCTTAACGGGCACGGCGCTGGCGCTGAACCCCTCTGCAGTAGCATAGGCTTGCAAAGTTATTGCATGGGTATCAAGCGCCGTTCCGGGAGTAGCCAGTGCCCCACGTCCCCACCAGTATGGTGCTCCGTTCCGGATATTCATCACGAGATCATTGTCGAAGTTATCGAACCACCAATCCCGTTGCGGCAGGTATACACCTCCAGGTGTGGAGCCCAGCCCCCACGAATCTCGCCCCCAGGTGCCAGTCCCCCACCCCAAACCGGTTACTGTTATGGCTTCGCCTGGCCCAATCTCGGGTCTGACCGTATAACCTGCCCCCGATACCGAAGTAGTCGATGTTGCTGCAGTTGGCACAACAAAGGTAAAAGAGTTAGCTCCAGTTTTAGTTATAGTATGCGCCTTGTTAAGCTCAGCAACAGGCACACCACCCAAAGGAGAAGTAAACCCAGCTACAAGCATTCTGTCTCCTGTAGCTACCCAAGAAGGCAAAGCAGTTGTGGTTGTAACAGAAACCGTCGTGGAACCATTCGTTACACTAAAGGTGTTAGACCCAGCCAAAGCTGTAGTAAACGGTGTAATATTGTAGAAATACCCACCGTATTCTATGATAACCTTTCTGTTTGTGCCAAGAGCCAAAAGATTTTCAGAGTACGTAGTTACCCAATTATGCATCTGCCGACATACGCCAGCAAAAGGCGTTGGCACTGTTTTGGTCCAGCCCCCTATCTTTTCAGGGTACCCAGAACGAAACCGTACCTTATCGCAAGCATACCAGCCCCCCTCGTTCGAGTAGTCGGTCTGGTCTCGATTAATACCTGGTTTGAACTGTAGCTTTATGAAAGCCATTATGGTTACCGTATTTAACTATTACTCACCCAAATCAAAGTCACAGTGATTGTTGCTGTTGCGGTCGACCCTACGGAATCCGTCGCCGTAACTTGCCAGGTAGACACACTAGGGTAGCCGTCGCATGCCGTGCCTGTCCATATTGGGCTTGCTGCGTTCGCATCGTTTATTGACGGTGTGTCGCCGCTAATGTGCGCCCACGAGTAGGTATAACCTGGCACTCCGCCTGTTGCTGTAGCAGTCGTCTCGGCAGTTACAACACCGCAAGGAGAAAAACCGTAGCCGCCTCCTGACGCATCTGGAGCAGAAACAGATAACGGAGTACCACGAAACCCCATCAAAGCCATCTGAATACCGCTCATCAGGACAGCCCCGAACCTGAAATGATTGCCTCGTTGGCGCTGTTGAACCAGATCGTAGCCATCCCCCTTTGTGCCAGAGTGCGGTTGCCGGTGTTAGCAGTGCCAGCCAAACGAAGCGTCAAGCCAGAGCCTTGCGTAATCGTGATCGAGCTGGCGCTATCGTTGTAGATAGAAACCGCGTCACCAGCGGCAAAAGTGCCGCTAGGAATAGTGATGCCCGCCGTAACGGCAATGCACTTGCCGACATCTCCAGTCGTTGCCGTTCCGCTCGTGGTTGAGCGCGGAATGTTGCGGAACCCGATAGTTACCCCGTCGATGGTCGCGTTGGAAGTGACCGAGGTGACTGAACCCGACAGCGTAATATTGCCAGACCCGGTAACCGTACCAGAAAGGCTAAGGCCGTTGGCGCTCCCAGTGCCGCTAACGCTTGTAACCGTACCTGCACCAATATCTGAACGGAAATCCGCAGCGGATCGTGCCGTAACCGTGTTGTCGGCGTTGATGCGCAGAAAACTGACAGCCGAAGGGTTAGTCAGAGTGAAAAGATTACCACCAACAGTCGTAGCACCGAGGTTAGTACGCGCAGCAGAAGCAGTCGTAGCGCCAGTGCCGCCGTTAGCAATAGGAAGAGTGCCGGTAACCTGCGAGGTAAGACTGACACCAGAAAGCGTGCCACCAAGGGTTAGGCTGCCTGAGCTGGTAACTGTACCGCTTAGAGTTATACCATTAACTGACCCTGTGCCGCTAACGCTTGTAACCGTACCTGTCCCAGTGCCTACACCAATAGCCGTGCGGAAATCCGAATCTGAAAGCGCACTAACCGTATTATCTGCGTTAATGCGCAGAAACCTGATGGCCGAAGGGTTGGCCAAGGTAAAAAGGTTAGAGCCGACCGTAGTTGCACCAAGATTAGTGCGCGCAGCAGAAGCAGTCGTAGCGCCAGTTCCGCCGTTAGCTACAGAGAGAGCTGTTCCCAGTGTGAGGCTGGGTAGATGCGTGATAACATCTACGACATTGGTGCCATCCGAGTATACCCACATGGTCTTGCCCGGAGGGACAGTTACACCCAATCCCGCAGACGTTTTGACTACGATATTATCCGCACAATTGTTCTGGACTATGTACGGCTTCTCGATGTCCGGCACCACCAGATTGCGAGGAGCGCCGCCAGTAGAACCGACACACCGCAAACGCAGGTTGCGCGCAGTCTGAGAAGCATTTGTATTGGTTAGAGTCAGCGTAACATTGGCACCGGCAAATGTGACATCCACAGAGCCAGCAATTGCCTCCTCAATTGCGTTCAGGTTAGTATTGGTGATTTGGCCCCATGTGGTATTGTTCTCACCAGTGGCCATCAACTCGATTTTGAGGTTGCTGTAAGTGCTAGGCATCAGGCGATCCTTACAATAGCATTGGAAGCGTTGTTGGTTGGGAATGTAATAGTAAGATTCCCTCCGGTGACTACCTTGTCTTCTCCAAAATCCAATACGCAAACCGCAGGGTTGGTAAGCGGACTATTATTCGCACCGTTAGCCGATGGAGTGCTGTTATAGATAAGAGCACCTCGTGCAGTGACTGTCACACCAGTAAATGTTACGTTGGCGAAAGAAGCGAACCCTTTGCCGTCAGCAGCAATTACACCGGAATTGGTAAGGACGATCCCACCGGCAATATAGCCAGAACCCACGCACTCTCCTGCTGTTGTGTAGCTTGTCGTATCTGGGCCAAGGTCTGCCGAAGCCGTGTAAAGGGCGATCTTGAATATATCTCCGCCAGAAGCGCGCATGTCATGCACGCCGAGAAGGACCTCGGCTTTGAAGGAAGTGCAGAGAGCTTGACGGATCATACTAC